GTGATTCTTCTTGAGATTCTTCGATAGGTTCTTCCTCTGGTTCTGCTTCTACAACTACAATTTCTTCCATTTCCATCTCAATCTCTATTTCAACTTCTGTTTCTACCTCAACAATCTCAACTTCAGGTTCAGGCAAATTAATCTCTATCTCAGCTATTTCTATTTCAACACTTGCAACAGTAATTTCTTCTACTTCAGGTTCAATTGGAGCAAAAGATATTTCTCCATCATCAACACTGACATCATTATATTCGAAAACTTCTTCTACAAAATCTAGTTCAACAGTATCAAAAAGATTGAGGTAATATATTTCTTCGATTGTAGTTATCTGTTCAGTGATAATTGTATTGATTACATTGTAAAAGACATCAACTGTAACGTCATCAAACAAAGGACCGATGGCAAGGTTAATATCTCTACCCCCTACCTCAACAGTAATTTTATTTAAAACGCCAGCGAAATCGAAAGTCCCATTGTACGATTGATAACCTGAAGCCACTCCAGACTCAGACAAGACATCAGTTCCACTAAAGACTTGGCTTGATCCGTTAAGACCTGTGATGTGCATGTATATTCTATCTTGAGCATCTTGTTTATCAACTTCGATTGTATATCTTACTTCTCCACCCTTTTGTATATTTAAATCAGATATGTCAATTGTATTTATAAATGTTGTGCCCATACCTGAAACACCCATTGTTGATGTTGAATTACCACTACCTGTAATCTGGGCACACTTATCTGAACCTAAACCATAACAAGAATTACCTGAAGGCATGTTGGCACCTCCTTGACCACCCCAGTCAATATCCATATCACCTTCTTTTGATGTAACTACATATCCTGCATCTCCATCTAGAATATCTCCTGAGTTTGGGTTTGTGATAGTTTTAGTTGTAGTTGTGACAGTGGTTGTTGTCGTTGTAACAATCTCTGTTCCTAAATCCTCTTCTGTTATGACAGTTTCAGACTCTTCTGTGATAGTAACACCAGGAGTGCAAAGTCCTGCTGTATCGGGTACACAATCAGCTTTAGAGTAAGAGTAACATAGAGAGAGCAATAAGACCAAAATTCTTAATAGCATTAATATCTCCTTTTGGTTGTTCTTCTACTTTAACTTGTGCAACATATTCAGTTTTGTATCTACTGCCGTCTGGAATCTCTGATGGATTGTCACTCCAATATTGAGCTGCCTCCGCACCGATAAAACCTCGTACAGGGCAAGGAGTCCCGGCATCGGTCATTGAATCCCAGACACGTGGATCTTGACAAAGGATAGATACGGCCGACACTTTCATGCCAAAAGCGAATTGGGTCTTAGATAATTTTAAAAGCTGACACAGCTCGTCGTCGATTAAAACGCCTGTAGCTAGACCTAACACATTATTTTGTACACTTCCGCCAACACCAACCTTACATATATCTGAATTTGAGTTTGGAATTACAGGTGCATTTGCTGTTGGTGGTGTGTTGTTTACTACCGTACTTGAAACGGTATTGGTCTCAGCATATGAATTTTTTTGAGATGATGTTAATCCTATGCAGAGCACAGTTAGGTATACAAAAAATAAAAATTTAAAATCTCTCACTATCTAACATCTCCAACGTTTACGAGCCTGTCTTAACCTTGAGTTTGGATCTTTTGCTGCTTTAGGAAACTTTTTCATTTGTCCTGCGCTTCTAGCACAAAACGATTTTCTTCTTTTAGCAGCTTTACTACCTGGTTTGACTTTGCCTGTGACTGCTGTTTTTAATTTAGAACCAGGATTCTCTGCTCTGTAACGAGCAACTCCTGCTTTGGTCATTCCCGCCCCACTTTTGGTGGAGCGGAAATACTTTTTAGTTTTTGGTGGTTGCTTATCTGCCATTACCCATCAAAGAAAATTGTAGCACTGTCGTAACCAGCACTAATGTCGATAAATGCACCGTTTCTAAAGAGGATACCTTCATCAGGGATGTAAGGATCTACTTGTCCTGCGGCAGCGGGAGTATCAATCTCTAACAACTTAGAACCAGTTTGTGAACCGTCTCTAATTATTAAAGCACCAGCAGTTGAACTACTAACTCCATGCAACCCTCTAACTCTAGTGGCGCCTGCGAATACAATACCTTGCGTGCCTGAAGTTGCAGTAAATCCTGCAGAGGTATTTGTTCCAACTGCACCATTCGTTGCAATCTGTGTTACTGTCAAAAACTTTTGAGTAGTAGTCACAGTTCCGGCATTAGGACCAGCAATAGTTTGGTTTACAGTTGCTCCACTAGCATCAGTGCCAGTTATAGTAAAGTTTGTTCCTGAGATGTTACCACCTGAAGTAAGAGTCACTGTGGTATCCATGTTAGAACCGTCACTTACAGATGTTCCTGTCAAGTTCATATTCCCGGCTCCGCCTAAAGTTTGAAGTGCTGCAATAGCTGCAGTGTCTGCAGAAACAGCCTTAAACAGTTTTGATTTAATGCTTGTTACTGACATGATTTACTCCTTACGCAGGTCCGTCAGGGTATGTTACATCTCTATCTTGAGCACCCATCATGTAATCTAAGGTTGTTACCTTCTGACCTGTAGCATCACCTGATACACTCATAGCAGCTAACTTCATGTTTGCTGTTGGAACATTAGTTTTACTTGTCCCTGCAAATTTTCTATTGATATAAAAATCAACTTTGTCATCGGAAGAAGTAGCACCTTTTGTTGCAACAAAACCTAAAGTTACGTAAGTATCATTAGTTAAAGTTGATAAGGTTGTATCTGAAAATGTGACAGTATTTCGTGTGCCACTTGCTTCAGTAATACCTGCGATAACCGCACTACCATCAGTTAGTAAGAAACCAATGATGTTAGCAGAAAGTAAAGCAGCCTCAGGGTTGGTTGTAAATGTTTCTGTTAATCCAACAAGAACATCCATCTGATCGACATCAGATGCTTTAACTCTTGTTTCATAATACAACTTATTGCCCGCTGTTGAAGGTAAAGAATAAAATTCTTGTTTACCTTGAATTGAAGCGCCGTCATTGTCTGTTGTGTTTGCTGAAGTTAAGTTGAGTTCACCAGATCTAGCATCTGCAACGATAGCTGCGGCTGCTCCTGAATCTTTTACGATTGTCCATCTTAGTGTCTCGTCAATTGCTCCATGATCGTAATCATCGAACTGAATGAATTGATCATTCCATCTAGCGATATTTAAGTTCTCAAGTGCAGGTCTCTGCGCTGAAAATAATATCGGCCCTTTAAAGTGTGTAGCCATAATAAACCTCCTTGGTTGTATAGACCATCCGTTATGCAGTCTCTATACCGTCTGCTAGCCCAGTGTGCATAACTGTTAACTGCTAGAATTTCAATATGCCATAAAAAAAGGGCGCAGTCAAAGACATACGCCCTTTAGCTATTAATTATTGACGACTAGATTATGCGCCAGATGTACCAAATACACAACGTGGATCTGAGAAACCAAATGAGTATCTCTCTCTCGCTTTGTATCGGATATTACCTGTATCAAAATCACCTTCCATAACTGTTTTTAATGGTGTTCTAGTAAAGTGTTTGAAACCATTAGGTGCATCAGTTTTGATATAGAAAGCATCTGCATCATTTAAGTAGTGGTTCACAGTATATCCCTGTGGAATCACTCCCATGTTTCTGATGGCATTGATGTCATTATCTGCTGTGCCAGTTCTTAAGGTTGTTTCCATTAATCTGTTGGCTGTGAACTGAAGCTGTCTTGGAATGATAAGTTTCATACCTTGAATAGCTGTTCTTAGACCTCTCTCATCTCTGAAATCAGCGATGTCGATTAAGGATTGCTCGAGTGAAGTTTCATTCAAGTCAGCATCTGTTGCAAGTCTATTTGCTAAGAAACCACCTGTTTGAAGTGGGTGTTGTGTATTTATTAAAGATACACCGTCACCACCAGGATTAGTTCCTGCAGCACCTGCAGCAGCAAAAGCGTCGTTAAGAATAGCGGCAGCTTTTACTTGCTTTGTGTTTGCCATTGAACGAGCAAGTGCTCTTGTGTATCTCGCAGCGAGTCTGTCGTAAAGGTTGTCCTCTACAGCTTCCTCGGTGATTGAGAATGCAAGTGCGATTGTCTCGTGTGTATAGCGTGCTGTGAATGTTTCGTTAGCTGTGTCGAAAGATACGCCTTCACCTTCTTCTTTGGTTGGGGCGGTTCCGAAACCTGCTAACATTACTTCTTCTTCAAATGCTCTGTCAGATGACTCAGCATCAAAGATCTCAGCGTGTTCATTGTCGTAACGTGAATATTCCAAGCCGAACAGAGCGTTCAAACCTGGCTCTAACTCTTTAACGAGTTGACTTCTAGATATAGCCATAGTTTAACCTCCTATATGCCTGTAGTATCTCTATACTGATGCTTATTAATTCTAACAAGAATGTTAGCGTTAGCTGCAGTATAGTCACTGTTATCAGGATCTGTTGAAAGATCGTATACAGCGAAGTTAGAAGCACTACTGGTTGCAAAGCTACCACCGTTTAATGCAACGTTAGAAAT